TTAGACACGCTCCTTTGTGTGTATCCGGAAGACAGTCCGCTCCCTGTCGTGATACTGCCACAGTTGATTATCGGGACCGTATGGCATGACGCGAAACACTACGCCATCGACCTCGATTTCGTCGCCTCGCTGTGGTGTGTATTGAGTGCTGCCGGAGACTAGCGCGGCAACCTCAATAATCCAATCGTTCGACCTGTCACCGACTCTCACGCCAGCATAGGGCGCAGTCCGATCCCATGACGTAATGCCCCTGATTGCAGTACAGATAATCGACACAATCCCACGAGAGTACACGACGGTCTCACCGCGCACCGTTCGGGCCGCTTTCGCTGCTGCTGCTGTCGCTGCCTGCACTGCATTCATGGGATAATCCAGACAAAAGCAAACCAGCCACCGCCACGCCGGAGGAACGTGACGGCAGCCGGGAAGCGATTACGCAAGGAGGGTTTCGGTGTCGATAATACTGTCAGTGACAATGAGCGGCACGCCGTCGAAGTCGACCGGGTTTGGCGCTGGGCTGCCTGTCGGGCTGTACGTCGTGCGCGACTTGCGTAGTTGCTTGCGACTGCGTCGGCTCATGCAAATCATCGTCGGCTGAAGGTTGCTCGGGAAGAGTGCCATCGCGTCCTCCAGCAGCGCATCTGTCAGCCCCTTGCCGCTGTCTGCTGTCACGTTTGCGATTCGGACAATCGCGTACTTACTCCCGACCTGCACGCCCAGATGCGCGCCAGCATCGCGAACCATTGCGACCATGCTTTTGCTGTTCGCGCCCAATACGAGAGCCTCGAAAGTCTGGCCGATTGTGAAATTGATGTTGGGGTTGGAAACCGCTGGGTCCCCAGCACCGACCAGCGCGAAGCCGCTGTCATCTGGGACTGACGCCAGGAGGAACACAGACGACCCCGTGCCCGCCGTGGTGCCTGCCGCGTTGACAACTTGGCCGTCGCTGGCTCCGTTGTAGTTCGCATCGTTGGCGATTCCGCTGAACCCGCCTGCGTCGCCGTGCACAGTGCCGTACCAGATCTGTTTTTCCAGCACATAGAGCGCTTGTCGCAACTGCCGCATCGTCCGCGTGTCCATCCACGACTCTGCGCCGCCCTTATAGGCTTTGCATTCAGCGGAATCCTCAATCACCTTGGCATCGAGGTACTTCAGCGTTACGGTGGTCTGCGTGCTGCTGCCTGCAGTGTAGTCAGCTCCGTCATTCACCGCGCGGAATCCGACAACCGGCGCGCCGGTCTCGATGTTGTATTTGTGCAATGTCCCGTTACTGGACTGCATTGCGTGCATAGCGGCAAGCGCTGGCGCACCGTTGAGGATGTTCGTGATGTCGGCTGGATTGACATCATTCGAGTTAAATAATACCAGCTCTGCGAGAGTGGTAAGTGTATCGGCCATGGTCAAAATCTCCTAACTGTCAACTATGATTCAATCGCCTAGGCAACACGCCGCAGGCTTATTTTTTGGCGGTTCGGCAGGCTTCGCCGAATGACTTTTTGCGACCTTCGCCCGAGACCTGAAGCGGTGTTTCTTCGCCGAGCGATGCCTTGGCCAACTCGCCCAATCGGCTCTTGAGCTGCTGAATTTCTGCCCGTGCATCCTGCAGTTGCCCGCGTGCCGCCTCGATGATATTGGCCTGCGCCTGATCCCATGGAGTTCCGGCCACAAACATCCTCGCGCCTTCAGCATCGCCGAATGCAGCCATGTACTCGGCAAGACCCTTAGCCGCTGGCGTTGGCGTCTCTGCTGGTGTCTCGTCAGTCGTCTCGATTTCGGTCTCTGACTCGACCGCGTCAACCTGCTCTGGGGTCACATCTTCCGCCTTGGCCGATGCTGTCGGCCGCAGTTTTTGTTTAGGCATTACTGCCTCCTGTCGTTGCGACCGGATAGCGCTCAACACATCGTCGAGACTACCAATCTCATCCACCAACCCCAGCCCCTGCGCCTCATTGGCGAGATACCAACGGCCGTCGGAAACAGCCGCCAACTGAGATTCTGAAAACGCTCGACCCTGCGCCACATCGGCCAGGAATCGCTGATTGCTCTGATCTGTCAGGTCTTGTAAAAACGCCTGCTGCTCTGGGGTGATCGGCTCGCCCTCCACGCCCACGCCCTTGTATGGGCCGGTCGTCAGCAGGACCGACCGCACGCCTGCTTTCGCGTAGGCTGCCGACATGTCGAGAAACTGCCAGTATGTCCCGATTGACCCGATCTCTGAATCTGCCGTGGCCCAAATTGCACCGGCCTGTGATGCGATGCGATAGGCTGCACTGGCCCCCATACCGTTGATTGACGCCGTGACCATCATTAGTTCAGATAGCTGCGCTACCTTGCGGCAAACATCCTCAAGGCCTGCGACCTGACCGCCCGGGCTGTCGATCTTTAGGACGCATGCTGAGGGCCTGTCGTCCTCCATTTCCAGTAGCTCATCGAGGGCCTCTGCGATGGCCTTGTAGTTCGAAACGAACGGGCTTTTGCGCTTGTATAATGGGCCTATGATCGAGATGATCGCGATCCCATCATCGGTGTATTCAATCGGCTCCGGATCGACTCCCATGCAATCGGCGAAGTACTCAGTCCACATGTCGTCGACCGTGTCAGGATCAAGGCCAGAGAACTTGGCCGCCTGTTTCGCGTGGATGTAGGCCAGCGCGTCCGCTCGCATCTGCCACAGTCGTGTCTGCTGCTCATTACTCATGGCGTTACCACCTCTCCGGCCGTCCTGAGTGCGACCATTGCATTCTTTGACCAGTCCTGCAGATATCCAAGCCGCGCCAGCTCGTCGCGCTCGCTTTGGATCTCTCGGACGTTGTCCATGTAATCGCCGAAACCGTGCTCGTCGCATACGTCTTGCATGCTCTTCAGGCCTGCCGCAACTGATCGCAATGCTGTGTCCAGCTCTTCCTGTGGCTTCCACCATGCGACGCCGCGCGGAACCCATCGGAAATTAATATCCTGGACCTGCATTGAACCCGGCAGGCCAATCTCACCAGTGCCGCCCATTTCAACCGGCAGTACCCATCGCCATAGCCGCCAGACGGTCATTTTCCTATGGAGCCGGTCCTGTGTTTTTCGTCGCGCGAAACAGGCACGTTCGAACAATAGCCACGCCGCCCGAGAGCCAAAAAAGTTCGTATGCGCTTCGTCAAAAAAGTTGTAGGGCAGATCCAAAACCTTCAGGGCGATAGCAAGACACAGCCGAGTGAAGTCCTGCGTGGCCGCTGCTGGATTGCTGCTCTGAATTGGTGTAACTGTCTCGCCCTCGTCCAAATCAAAAACGGCTGGGCCATCGCCAAAATCCACGACTCGCGCCGACCCCTCTTGCGTGTCTGATGCCTGCGGGTCGTCTTCGTCAAATGCCTCTGCATCAGCCTTGCGCCCGAAGGCCAGGCCGAACATCTGATCGAGCTTTACTTTGGCCCTCATGTGGTCGAGGGTTTCATCTAAATCGCGAAACTCATTCAGTGCGGCAACAATCGGAGACTGTGGCCGAATGACGTTCGGGCGCGCCTCAAATTGGCAATGCTGCCAGACGTTTCCGGCTCGAATTGCGCGATCTGTTCGGGCCGCTGTTATCGGGTCTTCTTCTTGGAAATTCCACGCCTGAATTCGTCCGCGCGACAATTTTGCCCCGTTGACCCACTGCACTCTGTCACGCCGCGTAAACGCTGGGTTTCGGCAGTACGCGCCCTCAATCATCTGGAGGGTACCGTCTGACATCTTGACAAAAAACGCGTCGCCTGTGAGTAGCTTTTGTGACTCTGCCACCCGGCGAAAATCATCCCAATCCATGCGGCCAAACGTGTCGATTTGCTCCGGCTCGGTATCTCGCGCCATGAGTTGTTTAAGTGCGTCATTCAGGCCGGGATCGCCCGTTCTGGGCTGGAAATCCCAGAGGCAGCAGTAATCGAGTGTCCTGCGGATAGCCCACCCGAGCAGCCCCATGTTGCGCCAGACGTCAAGAGCGTTGGCGCTGAGAGCCTGACGGCGCGAATCGTTGAGGAGATAGTCTTCTGACCTCACATGCCTCGTGGTCGAGCGCCGCCGATTTTTCGGGTTGAGGGCCTGATAGACTGTGTCTGTCGTTGGCTGAATCGTCATGCTTACCGCCTTATCATCGAAGGGGTAATCACGCGCGAACGCTTGCGCCGCGATCCGTGCTGAGTCTCCAGTTTGGATAGTTCAGCGCGGACACTATCGAGATCAAAAGACGTGCTCTGGCCGTCCTGGGACGTGCTTGTTACGCCGCTTTCCAGAAGGGACTTTAGCCGGTCTATTTTTTGCGCTCGAGTCTCTGCCATGCCCTGAGATTACAGGATGGCGGGAACCCGGCAATGGGCTTAATTCATTCCCCGCATTTCACTCGAATGAATTTTGGTAAAACCTGTCGATGCGATGCTGGCCGCAGTCCGGGTTGAGGCATCGCGTATGCCTGCAAACGACGGACGTGTATTCCAGCCCGTCGCGATTTACACCGCTGCCAGTCACCTCAATTCGCGAGGTATACGGGGCGCGGTCTGTGCATCCGCACCGCGCACACCGTGACCCGCCTGCATCCACTAAATCCCGATCCTCAGTCTTTGCCCCAACTGGTCTTCCTGGCTTCTTTCCGCTCATGTCCTCACCTCCGTTTTTCGCTTGATTCTACGCTTCCGCCTACGCTCCATCCCGTCCGCAATTTCCGGGACATTACAGCCTAGCATCGACCCTAAAACAAGGCAGCCAACCGCTGTATCGAACCAATGGTTATCGGCTCCGGGCCTCAATCGCCACTCCATGACTGTTCGCCCGCGCCCCTCGGTCTGGATCGCGTATTCGGCCGTGACATGTTCCGCCCACATGCGGTGCTTGCCCTGATATGTCGTGATGGCTCCGGGGTGTCCGATGCGAATCGCTAGTTGGTCGTGAAGGGACGTTTTCCAAAAATTCACGTCCGAAATCACGCCGCGCACGTCGGCCGCTGCCTTACGTTTTGTGACGACCCAGCCCAGCCCCACCCGTGCGCCGGGGTCATACTTACGCTCATTAATTGGCTTGTCTGCCGCGCGGAATGATTGCCCCATATACGCAACGAGATTCTTTGCGTGCTTGCTCCGCGCGAGGGCCTGCCGCACAACCTCAGTTTTCCACCTGGCGTCGAATGCCGCCAACTCCAGAGGGACTACACCACCGTCCTCGTTGCGCCAGGTCTGCGAGAATAGCCAGTCCGACAGATCAACAATGCCTTGGCTCAATGCCGCCATATCACCGGCCTGTGGGTATTTGTGGGCCAGCTTTTTCCGCGCCTCTCTCAGCGTGAAATATGGCTCATCCTGCTCTGGGTATGTGCCGTAGCGTATAACATGGCAGGAGCCATCGTCCTTGACGGCCGCCACTGTGTAGTAAAGCAGGCTCTGCTGAACGTCGCAATCTGCAACCAACTTGTGATATCCCCGAGGAACCACGCCGCGCGGGAGTGCTAGGTTGCGACATTCCGCCAGATCCTGAGATGTCAGCCATGCGCGTGACTCGTTGGCATCTCGCTCTGGCTCGTTTTGCAGTTCGCTGTAAAACCCGCTACGGCTTCGATAGTACCACTCCATCGCGTGCTGGATGGCGCTGATTTCGCCTCGATCTTTGGCGAATCTCGGCTTCCAGGAGGCTTCCGCCCCGTGATCCATGGCCTTGCGATTTTTTCTGTAGAATTTCGTGGCGTCCCGGATGTCTCCATGTGTTCGCAGGCTTTGCGCCCTGACCTCGCTGTACTGTGCCCAAAGTTTCATCGCGTCATCATCTGGCATCGACCGCAGAAACTTGCGCCGGATGCCACACCAATCCGGATGCAGCTCTGAATTCAGCAGCCTGTCCGCCGCGTCGTCTGACCGAATGACCGTGCATGTCACCAGCGCGCAGAAGCTGCTGTCAGGGCCTGCCATGCCGACCAGATCGTTCTGGATTACCTCAGTGCGAGAAAAGCACTGAAGTGGACTCATTGCAGACTCTCTGGTCTGGAAGTCATCACACAGCAGCATTGAGGGGCGAATAACTCGGCCATCGGGCAGGGTATGCAGCGCACCGCGTACCGCCTCCATGAGACCCGCAGCGCTGATGATTGCGCCCGTTCCGGGATAGTCTGGCAACGTAGCAAAACAGACGCTCTTGGTCGATGTCAGGAGATTCGTTGGCGCGCCCTGATATAGCTGCCCGCGCGCTCGATTGGCGACGCCTTCAAGTTTGCGAAACGGGTAGCAGATTTCGGGAAACAGTTCGAGCAAAATCTGGTTATGGCTGACCTCTACGACAATGTCCCGCAGGAGCTTTTCAGCTTTGCTGGAATTAGCCGCCGCAATCATCGCGAAGGAGTGTTTGCGGATACAAACAGCCCACAGCATGGCCCTCATGACGATTGTGCTTTTGCCTGTGCCGCGCGGCATGCCGATGGCGCGGAATCCGCCTGTGAGAATGACCCGTTGCAGCTCTGCAA